GGTTGATGGACTGATCACTCAGATCGACACCTGACCACCAGAGACGTGCACGGATGCACGCCCCCAATGCCAGCTGTAAAGCGACGTTGAGGTCCGGACCAATTGCTATGACCCGGTCAGTCAGTGCGTTCTTAGGAACGCATGTCAGCACGTCAGACTCACGACAGAGAAATTTACCGTCGTAAGCGTCAAACAGCCGCTTCCATAGCGGAAACTGCTCAAACACCAGGATCGCGAGATCACTGGCCCGTTGTGTGACATGTGGGGATGAGGACAGCTTATGTCCGTCTGAGGCATCACGCCTTGACAGACTTGTGGTGCTGCCGGGACCAAATCTCACCCTGTGGGCAAATTCGCCGACATCAAAACGGCCCAGGATACCAACGGCTTTACGACACGCTAGGTCAAATACCTTGCGTACGCTCGCGTCAAGCGAGAAGTTGGTACTGGATAAACGTTCATTTGTCAGGCGGTTAAGCCGCTCGTCGTCCTGGAAGGACGATAAAGCGCGCTCTTGCCTGTCGACTCCAAGGTCGTAGTCCGGGAACTTCCGCAACACCTCCCGAAGGAGGTATTCGTCACGGAAGTCACTCAGCGAAGTCGCCGAGCTTATCTCCGGAAAAGGCCTCTTGACAACGTCAGCAGGATTGCTGACCACGGGCTCTCCTCGTCCGATTGCTTTCGCAAGCCGTTCGAAGAGACCCGTTGGATCGACAGGATGATGAGGACGTAGACGAGTACGATGCCGATTACCCATGAATGGACTCCAATGAGGGTGTCGCAGAAACTAGGCGGGACTGCCATAGTTGTCATCTTTGCTACCAGACAAACTCTGCTTCATCGGTTGCTAATGCGACCGTAGCGTGAAGCAGGATATTGGCCAAGAGCGCTCTCGCGTTCATGGCCTCGGCGGTGGCCCAGTCCACAGGGACTAGAACCGTCGCCTTACAGGTAGCGAAGTCTGCGACCTTCGACACCGTGACACCGTTGAGGACCTCGGAAATGATCCGTGGAACCTTAAGGTTCAGGTCGACCGTCCGGATGCGTGCGTTCTGCTTCATCGACATCGTCAAGGCCTCACGGCCCGAAACGATTGCCGCTACCTTGTTCTGGTAGATAGCAGAGCTCCCGTCCTTAATCGAGATGGGCGAGAACGTGTGCGCCGCAGGGACGCCGTCGTTTACGACGATTGTAGCATTACTTGCCATGGAACTTTACGCCTCATGCGTAATGAAGGCTTGACACCTACTCCCCGAACCGAGAAAACGCACCCCTCATAAGAGCGAGTGCATCCCCCATACGGAGAAAAGAGGGCAATTGCCAATTTGAGATAACAGATTGGAAGGACAAGTCGGTTTCAGTGAGCACTGACCTCTGAAAGAGCGCCAGATCCTCACTACGACACAGTCCCCCAATACCACTCCATTTCAGCTTGTAACTCCCGTCCGTTTCGGCCAGGGAGCCCCAGTACTCGTCGTGCCGCTTCTCGTAAAGAGTCACGGTCCCGGCGACATACTGATACCCCTGGAGGGCAGTCACAGCCTCTAGGAAATCTCCAACCCCAAGGAACCAGTCTACCACAAAACTATATGGCAGCAGTTCCCAAGCAGTAGAGAGAGGATCACCTACACCCACATCCCTCAGAGCAATATAATGCTCCGCGGAACGATTGGCATATAGGACGACCCGAGCCTGAGATTCGGTTTTCCTCACCCCGGTTACCTTCGCCTTAATGGTATTGCTACCAGTGACGTAGTTGGCCAGCGATGAGATACCGTCCGATGTCTCGGCTTTTACACGGGCTTGCGCCTTGATCCGGTACCTATGATAGGACCCGGCATCTAACTGCGCAAGTTGTTCACAGGCCCCATAGATGTCGCCCAACAAGGGCGTCCACCCATACCTGTATGCCAGCCACGCATCTCCTACAGTCTCGGACTTCTCAGCGATTCGCTTAGCGACATCGCCTACAGTCCTCATACTGCCGGAGGAACGTCGGTCACCTACGAGTACGCGCCACGCATGGGCGTACTTACGTTCGCCCAGAAGAAGTATCGTCTGGACGACTCTGGTGGCCGCGTCTGCGACCATGTTAGCAGTCATTGCTCTCTCGGCATAAGCCACAGAGAGGTCGACCTGCTCTTCATGAGCGTTCCTGCGAAACTTCCGCAATGCCTGTTGAATGGCACGGCGGCGTAACGCAGTTGTGGCCGAGCTCGGGGCAACAAGATTATTGTCCCGCACTGCGAAAGATTTAAACTTTCCCAGCGTCACTCGCCTCTGCAAACACCCCACCGTATTGGTGAACGCATGCAAGCAATTTCCACTGTTGTTAAAGGTGGTAAGCTTGTAGCGCGACCCATAGTACGATGAAGGCGACCTCCAACGACTCGAGATGTTGAGCGGGTTATTATGACTCCCGTCTAGTCTCGACCGCGACAAAACGCCGGTAGCCTCAACAGGTTTGATCTTGATGTACGAACCGACAGGTTTGCCGGTACATTCACCATACCAATACCACCCTTCATAGGTGGCAACCTTTGCTGTGACTCCATTGATTGTGATGTCATATGCAGTATGCATAGTAGCTCCAATGATGAGGTCTTAAGGACCCTTAAAGGCATCCTGAGGATCCCATCAGGGATAAGACAAGCGGTGCGAACGTCCATCTTACCTCTCAACCGTCAACGTTGAGAGCTGAGGAAGGACGCTCGCCCTATCGGATTTCCGATTTCTCGGCAAATCCTGACTTGCCTAGGACTTCACCCCCGAAGGCGGTGAAATAGTGAACCTCGGTTGACACCGG